CTGGAAGTGGTGGACGATATCAAGGACGACGAGTTCACCGCCAAACGCCTCGCTGCGATGAGGGCTGAAGATTGACGCCGGCCCAGATGTGGGATGACTTTGTTGAGGCCTACGCCCAACAATACAAGATCATCGACAAGAAGTCTGGGAAGTCGATCATGGTCAGCTTCCTTGGAAGCATCAAGGGCTATCGTGAAGTGTTCTTGAGAGTCAACAAGGAACATACGAAGGCTTTGGAAGACGCTCAGGCGGAAATTCTCAGGCTGAAGACCCTTCTCAACAAACGCTACGATAGCGGCGCTGAACATACTCACAAGTGCCGAGCTTGCTGGCATTGCTACACGCCGACCGGAAATCAGAGTGAAGATTGCCCCGTATGCGGGCATGACGGAAATTGAAAAAGCCCCTAGGATTCCTAGGGGCTTTTTGTTTACTTGCGTCCGCGCTTCTGCTTACGGATTCCTGCTTGGTTAGCCACGGTACGACCTGAGTCAACGTGGATCCACTGTTCGAGACGTAGGAAAGTAGCAATTTCCCAATCGGCTGCGTGAATCTCGACCATCTTGTGATGCACGATTCGGTCAACGCGATATGAGTGAACGGCTTTCTTCAGAAGATCGTGATTGGCGACCGCCTTCAGAAGTTCCCAGCTGGCTTTGAGCTTAGTGGCATGGCTCCAGCCCTTCTTGTTCCGTAGCCTCATCAGCTTGATATACACAACCGCTCGTTCCTTCGGGGACAAGTAGTGCATATTGATAGCATGAATCAGCTTCTTGTTTTCCTTCGATAGCGATGTGTTGAAGACAAAGACCATCGGGAAGCGGTCATACACTCCCAATTCGCGGTCACCCGCCTCTTCAGCATCATACTCAAAGAAGTAGAGACGACCCACGAGGGTCTTGTTCTCACGACCTGTGCGGCTCCGATAGTCCCCATCATCCTTCAATAGGCGACGGCGGTTCAGCCTCAAGTCCTTCGACACTCGGCGACGGAACCAGTCCAGCGACTCCTTGGAGTGCCGAGCCATCGCAGTTCCGCTGGTGGCCGCCTTTTGGAATTTGTCGATGTAGTTCTGGATGATTTCCGGTCTCATGAAATCATCGTCATCAGTGTCAATGGGTGCTGCGGCCATTCGTGCTCCTAAATATCTTATATGTTGTATTTAACTAGGAGTCAACTATGGCTAATAATCTGTCTGAATTCGTATCGCTGATCAAGCAGAATTCCATCGCCCGCACTAACCGATTCCGCATCACGTTCGCCATCCCTGAGAAGGTGACCTTGTCTTCGGATTATATCGGTAATGGAGACATCGCCAAGACTCTCTCCCTAACTTGTCTGATCACCGACGTTCCCGCCCACACGAAGCAGTTCACCAGCGTGGGCTATGGCAACTATGACCGTAAGGTTGTTCATGGCCGGGACAACGGGGATTTCAGCACAACTTTCCTGGTCACAGGTCAGTACGTGGAAAAGAAGTTCTTTGATGTGTGGAACAACCTCATCAACGATGAGAGCAGCCACTCAGTCAACTACTACGAAGAATACATCACAAACATTCAGGTGGAGTGTCTGAATGAGCAAGATCAGGTGATGTACAGCTTTGAACTTCATGAATGCTTCCCTCTCTCCGTGGGTCAGCTGAGGCTAGACCGGACGGCGCAGAACGCTCAAATGACACTCGATGTCTCTTGGGCCTTCCATAAGGTGGAGACTATTCTTGACAACGTCACGACGACTCCCGCCTTCACCGACAAGGTTGTTCCTCCTGCGGCCACGGTGGGCCCAGGCGCAGCCCTGAAGCGTTTGCTGCCGGTTCCTGGTCTTGACTCGATGAGCTCAGCCCTTCAGAGCGCAGCCGGCATCGGCACCGAACTTCGCGGTCAACTCCAGGGCGTGCTAAATATCGCTACCGATGTGCGAGAGCAAGTGCGTGACTTCAAGATGGAAGCCGTCAACGGTGTCAAGATTCTGAACGGAGTTGTTAAGGATGTTAAGGCAATCAATGCCATCCCCTCCGACTTGAAGAACGAAATGGTTGCTGTTGTGACCGACACCCGGAACCAAATCGGCTCCCTGAAGAACGACCTCGCCAACATCGCCAACTATCCTAAGAGGTAAAATGATCCCTACAGTAGTCTACAAATACCTAGCCATATTGGCCGTTGTTCTAGCTCTCATCATGGGAGCCGGTTACAAGGGCTATGATATGGGAGTTGTGCATCAGAAGGGCGTTGAGAACATCGCTCTGATCGCGGCCAACAAGAAGGTCGATGAGCTAAATCAAGCAACTCAAACGACAGCCGACAAGGCTGCTGAAGTTCAAATCGTCTACAAAGACAAAATCGTAACCCAGTTCAAAACCATAACCAAGGAAGTCATCAAATATGAAGAAACTCCTGCCGCTAGCATTGGCCTCGATCCTGAGTTTGTGCGCTTGCACAACGACGCCGCCCGCATCCACGACGCCCTTTCGATTGCCCAACCCGCCAGCGGAGTTGATGCTGCAGCCGGGCCAACTGGAATTACTACGGGGGAAGCAATCGGAGTCATTACTCGCAACTACGAAGCCTATTACCAATGTCGCCGGCAAGTAGCTGGCTGGGCTGCATTCTACTCCGATCTACAGAAACAATATAAGGACTCTCAGTAATGTTTTCACTAATCGCGTGGATCATTGAGAAAATTGTCGAGACCATCGTCTGGCAATATGTCTCAGACAAGTTCTTCAAGCCAGTCGGCGGTGCGTATAGCTGGGTCAAGATTCAGCTGGCCTCGATTGTCACGAGAACCACACCTACTAAATGAGCGTATAAGCGCTGATCATGCCGGTCTAGGGTCTACCCCTGTGACCGGCTTTTCTTCGTCTTAGCGGGGCTGCTAGGGGCTTTCTTCGCTGGTTTATAGCCTCTGTCGATCCCTCCGAACAGTTCGACCTCAGTTATGATGTGGAATTCCCATCCCAGAGCCTTAGCGAACACACGAGCAGCCTTCCATTTGGCCTCGTTCGTCAGCCAGGTCGCAGCTTCCGTCAGCATCGTCTTCTCAGACTTGTTCTTGTTCGGACGCGGCTTGATCGTCTGCTTGTAGGGCTTGATCTCCACCAGGCTGACTTTCGGCCCATCCGGACTCTTAGTCACGATCCGGAAATCCACATGGTAGCTGCGCATCGTATTCTTGACCGGGTCATGATATGGGACAATCACAGTCTCCGACGACCAAGCCAGGATGTCCTCATCGTTATCGCACCACGTCATGAACGTGCGCTCCCAGGAGGATCGGTACACGATCTTGGATAGATCGCCCTTGTACTTCCGTGGATTCTTGCACACGAAGTGTCCTTTCAACCATACGTTCATTGTGTTCCTTCTAAATACTTGTATATCACTATGTATTTATTTGAGAGGTCATAATGGCTACAACCCAAGAAAAACTGAACAAACTGAATGGGCAAGAGTACGATGCCAATTCAACCAACTTGATGTTTCCAAGTGACCTCTTGTCTGCAGGGACGGACGGCGCTTGCCTAACGTTCTTCATCAACACGATCCGGAACGGTCAAGCTAAGATGACCTTCAAGGGTCTAACGACTCCGAAGAACAAGCTGGATTCTCCCTATGGTGAAGTCCCTGTGATTCACGGCGTGTCGAAGAGTCTTCAAGGCAGTAACAACAAGGCGTTCAATAACACCTTCGTCCGCAGCGAATACTCGATCACCCTTCCGATGCCAAAGAGCCTGAGCTTCCAGATCGGCGCTCGCTGGGGTAATGAAGACCTTGGCGCTGCGGCTATGGGTATCGATCAAGCCACGGACTACTCCAAGCTGATGGAGAACGGGAACGGCGCTGAGCTCGCTAAGCAAATGGGCCTAAACACGGTCGGTTCAATTGCCGGTAAGCTCGCAGGCGGCGCAATCAAGGGGCGGGAACTTGTTGAGCTCGGCACCGCGACGGTCGCTAACAACTACGCGGAGACGATGTTCAAGACGGTCAGCAACCGTCAGTTCACTTGGAGTTGGATTCTGACTCCCCGGAATGCTAAGGAATCTCAAGCGATTGACAACCTGCTGCGTCTGTTCCGCTTCCACATGCTACCGGAGTTCAAGGAGAATGTGGGTAACGGCAATGACTTCCTGCTCTACCCTTCCAGCTTTGATATCGTGTTCTGGCAAGACGGCGCACCGAATCCTTACATCCCACGAGTTGCGACCTGCGCGCTGACCCAGATGGACACAAACTACACCCCGACCAACGGATACATCCGGATGGTTGACGGCGCTCCCCAATCCTATTCCCTGAGCCTCTCGTTCATGGAAATGGCAATCCTGCACAAGGGCATGGTCGGCACCGACACGACCGGCACTAATACAACTTTCTAAGGAGAATCAAATGGCATACTTCGTCCAAATGGGCAACGTTTGGTTTACGCTTGAAGACGGCTCGAAAGTCCTCATCAACGACATCACGACTTTCGCCCGTATTGAGGAACGTTGGAACAAAGACGCTCGGGTCCAGATGACCTACAAGATCAAGGATGGGGAATTGCCCCACATGATCTCTAACCGGCTGTATGGCTCAGTCGAATATTGGTGGACGATTCTGAAGCTGAACAACATCTTCGACTACGACAATCAGTGGCCGCGAAGCACGAAGCAGCTGTATGAATATATTGAGCGCAAGTATCCTGAACAGGATCGCTCTGATCTTCATCACTACATTGATCCCAACGGTCTGGTTGCTGACCTGATTTCCCTGAGGATTGAATATGATCTGACGGACGATGCGGAAGTGATCGACCGGGCTGGTTTGGAGAAAGTCTCGATTGAAGAATATGAGATGGCCGTGAACGAACTGAAGCGGGACATCATTTTGATCGACCCTGACTACATCGGATCGGTCCAAACCGAATACGATAAGGCAATGGAGACGTAATGGCACTATCAGATTACAACAAAAACTCTCAGGTTGAGATCACTGAAGTCAATCTGAAGAAGCCTAACAGCAATGACGTGCTCGACATCATCAACCTGATGGATCAACTTATTGTCTATGAGGACATGTTTGAGTGCTCAATGTCTGCGCGGCTGATCTTCCGGGATCAGGTGAACTTGGTCGGAACGTTCCCCATCGTCGGTGGTGAGGAAGTCTCGATCAAGTTCCGGTCTACGGTCTACCCCAATCCGGTCAGCTTGACGTTCATCGTCTATGCGCTAGGCCAGCGCGGTCTTGCTAACTCTGCTGAGAATATCCAGATCAATCAATTGATGCTATGTACTCCTGAAGTTTGGCGAGCGGCTAACGTCAATATTGAATCTGCTTACAAGGGCACCTACAGCGACATCATCAGCAAGATCATCGCGGAGCTACAGAGCAAGAAGGCTATTGATCGGGAAGAGTCTGTTGGTATTGTCGATTATGTGGCTCCATCACTCAACGGCTTCAAGGCGATCAAGTTCTGTGCCGGTCGCGCTAACAGCAAGACATCCTCAGCGATGTTCTTCTGGGAGACGATGCAGGGCTATCGGTTCAAGAGTTTGAAAGAACTCTATCGTGCTACATTTGACAAGTTCATCTATATTGAAGATCGCTCTGTTGGTGATGTCGATAAGGATCCAAACAAGGTCTTCAACACGGCGTACAGCTTCGATTACCTTGAGTCGAATAATCGTCTAAATCAATATACGAATGATGCATTCGGCATTGACCATATGTTGGTGGACTTCACCAACAAGCGGATCACCAAACAGCGGAACTCCTACGATAGCTTGTTCAATCGAGATGACATCAAGCTGAACAAGTTTCCTCTGAACGATCCGGCTGCGAGTTTCCGCTCAAATAGTGGCTACACTCCATACCACACCGACCTCTCTCACCTCAGTCAGTTCAATCGTAACGCCAACTTGGTTATGATGGATAATCTGAAGTTTATCGTAAATATCCCTGGCGACAGCAATCTGAAGGCTGGTGATGTTGTTTGGTTGGACGTTCCGGCTAAGGTCGGTTTGAACATCGGTAAGGAAGCGCATAGCTCAGGCAAGTGGCTGGTGCGGTCGCTGAAGCATCTAATCACAAAGACGACATTCTCTACTGTCTGCGAATTGACCAAGGATTCGTTCGATAGCGACGTGACAAAAACAGGAGGCTAATAAATGGCTGCGAAGAAAGAAACTACCAAAGTTGATCCGAAGCCTGCAAGCACCACCCGGTCCAAGCGTCCTCCGGCGACTCCAGCAGATGTGAAGGCTCAAACGCAGGAAGCGAAAGACCTGCGTGCCCTCGTTCAAAGTCTGGGTCAGAAGAACTCCCCTGAGACTTCAAAGGACATCACAGAGTTTGCTAAGGAAACTCTGAAGGTTGTTGCCAAGTCTCAGAAGTCCGACTCAGCCGCCTTCAAGCGTGAAGCGACCAAGGCGCTGGCAGACTTCCGCAGCTTCGTGGAACAGACGACTAAGGTGACAGAGACGCGGCGCGCTCAGCTGCTCGCCAAGGTGGATGCGGTCAACCTCGATACCAAGAACGCTGCGATGATGATGCTCAGCGTCGCAAAGGCTCAAGCTAAGCAAGTGAAGCTATCGGCTACACGCGAAGCCCAAGCCAAGCGTATTGAGATCAAGGCTCTGGAAACCAAGACGCTGTCCGAAGCGGCTGCTGAAGCTAAGAAACTCAAGACAGAAGCTCATCTCAAGTCTAAGGCAATGATTGCTGAACAGACTGAGAAGTTCAAGATGATGTCGGAGGAAAAGAAGCAGAAGCTCAAGACCTGGCATGAGGACAAGAAGGCCAAGCTTGCAGAACGTGATCTGAAGTTCAAGCAGCTGAAGGCGGATCAAGAGGCTGCGATCACGAAGCAGAAGGATGATATTGCTAATACGAAGGCCAAGAGCCGGAACCATTACAAGAATCTGAA